CGTAGATTAAAAGAAAATGTTTTAGATTTACCTGAAAAAATTATTACACCCGTTTATTTGAGATTGAAATCAAAAGAATACGAAGAACTTATGGGTGAATACTACGATTGGTACGACAAAAGTGGTGAATCAGATTCATTAACACTTCAATTTACCAAGTTAACAAAGGTTCGACAGGTGATTGCTGAAGAAAAAACTAAAGCAACCATCGAACTTTGTGAAAATATTATTGAACAGGGTAAGAAGGTTATTGTGTTCACCAACTTTACAAAAAGTTTGGAGATGATTTTACAACATTTTGGTAAAAGTGCTGTTAGGTTAGACGGACAAATGTCCCAAAAAGAAAGACAACTATCTGTAGACAATTTTCAGAACGATGAAAATATTACAGTATTTGTTGGAAACATAAAAGCTGCTGGTGTAGGTATCACATTGACTGCCGCTGAAGCTGTTGTGATGAATGACTTATCATTTTTACCATCAGACCACTCTCAAGCCGAGGACCGTAGTTACCGTTACGGACAAAAAAATAACGTGTTGGTTTATTACCCAATTTTCGACAACACCGTTGAGGGAATTATCTATGACATACTCAAAAAGAAGAAAAGTATCTTTGAAACAATCATGGGTGATAACGCAAACTCAATGGATTCTGTTGAAGAAATTATGAATTTAATCAACGAGATGAGAAGATAATGAAAGTTCGGCTTATTTATAGTTAATTAAAACAAAAGCCGAATTTATGAAAAATCTCAAGAACAGAATAGAAGTTTTGGAAGAACAATTAGAGAAAAAAGAACAAAAAAGACAACAAGATGTTAAACATAGAAAAGTTGTCGAAGAAGCCAAAAAAATTAGTGTAGAAAAATTACCTTATTCGTATTCAGCACTTAAACAGTTCATTGACCCCGAGACAATGAACGTACACTACAACAAACATTACAAAGGTTACGTTGATAAGTTAAATGCGGCGTTAGGTGAAAAAGACTACGGTGACTTATCTTTGGAGGAAATTGTTAAAACCATAGAACGTTTCAACAAGTTTATCAGAAACCAAGCGGGTGGAGCATTTAACCACCAATTGTTTTGGAAAATGTTGTCACCAAAACCAATGACACCAAAAGGTTTAATCTTAAAATTGATTAACAAAAACTTTGGTTCGTTTGCATCATTCAAAAAGAAATTTGATGGACAAGCAAAAGACAGATTTGGTTCAGGGTGGTGTTGGTTAGTGTTAACTAAACGTGGTACTCTTAAAATTATGTCAACACCAAACCAAGACAATCCATTAATGGATGTTGTGGAACAAGGTGGTTATCCATTGTTAGGGTTAGACTTGTGGGAACACGCTTATTACCTAAGATACAGAAACAGAAAAGAAGAATATATCAAAAACTTTTGGAAAGTCGTGAATTGGGATTATGTTGAAGATGCATTGAAACAACAACTTGACAAATCAATTAAAGAAAGTGAAAGCGCTAAAGAATTCTTAACTGAAGGTGCAAAAAGTGAACCATGTTCCTCAGCCGATAGAATGGCTTCTAAAGTATTTTTTAACCAAAATCGTGATGCGTTGAATATATACAAAAATGCAATCATGCAAATTCTTAAAGAAGTTTTCCCTGAAAGATATTATGGTAGAGATGAATACCAACCAGGAACCATGTCAGGTATCTACAACTTGGAAGGTGAAGGTAGGTCAATTATTAACTACTTAAACACAAACTATTCAGCATTTTGTGTGTTGAAAAAAGATTTGAACAAATACCTTGAAAAAGTTAACAAACCGTTGATTGATTTTACAGGTAAAGACCCAAAAGAACAAATTACTGAAATGGTTAGAATGTTAAAAGTTCTTAACCACGTTAAATTCAGAGTTTTTAATCCTGAGTCAGAAACACTTAAGACAATGATGAGTGTGATGGGGGCATCATCAAAAAAAGGTAATCAAACCGAAGATGCTGTTGTTGAAAAACTAAAAAAACAATTTGGTGATGATAATGTTTCCCGAATTGGTGAACTTGGTTCAAAAGAAGATATGTTAAAAGGTGTTGATGTTAAAATCATTGTTGATGGTAAAGAACACACCGCACAAGTTAAACCATTTAGTCATATTACAAAAACATCTGATGATATGTACAAAGTTGATGGTACCGCAAATGTTAAAAGATATCAAACAGACTGGATGATTTTTATGAAAAATCTTGGGGACATGGTAATTTTTGACAACAAAAATTCACGAATATTTGATGGTGTTTATTTTTTCCCAATTGATGCCAAATTGTATCAATTGTAATTAATAGATATTTATTAAGAAAAGACTATGGCAGTTATCGCAGAACCAGAAAGAACCAGACTCTATAATCGTATCCTAAATCAATTAGGTGCTCCTTTAAGAGCCGTTGAATTAGAAATGGAACAGATGGATTCCTTAATGGAATTATCTATTGGTGATTACACCCAATACATTTATGATTGGTTGATTGAGACTCAATGGACGAGTTTGTATGGTATGGATTTGGCAACACAATCTGTTGCAAATGCTTTAGTTAGAAGAACATTAGATTGGGAAACTCAATACACTTACGCATATTCTAAGATTGTTGGTTTACAAAACGCAGGTCCTTGGGTTTTGAAAAAAGACTTTTTTAAGTTAGAGGCGAATGTTCAAATATATGAAATTCCTGCAGGTCGTGAAATTAACGAATTGCTTTGGTACTCACCCGCAGAACAAACCAATCTTCTTTTTGACCCTTTTTCATTTGGAGGGTTTGGTGGACCTGGTATTGGTGGTGCTGGTGGATACGCCCAACCTGGTTGGGGTGGTGGTGGATACTTTATGTTTTCATCATATGACGCACTTGCACGTATGCAAGACGTTAACATTAAAAGAAGAATAATCCAACCTGATGTTAGTTATCGTGTAACGGCATTACCAAATGGTAAAAGAGCCATCATGTTATACAACACACCGGGTGGTAAATTTGACTTTGGTAATAACGAATTAATGAGAGGTCAAGTTTGGTATTGGTATTATGATACCACTGATGCTGACCGTGACCAATGTTTAAAAGATAATCCTGATATCGTAAAATTACCTTCCGATATCCCATTAGACGCTTTGAACTGGCAGGACTTAAATGACCCTGCACAGCAATGGGTAAGAAGATGGTTTACAGCCTATTGTAAAGAAACTTTAGCAAGAGTTAGAGGTAAATTCAGTGGTAACTTAAAAACACCTGATAGTGAACTTACTATGGACTATCAGTCCCTATCTACTGAGGCTAAAGATGAAAAGGTTACTTTGGTAACCGAACTTAAAGAAAGGTTGGAACGTCTTCGTCCTGAAAAGCAAATGGAAAAAGAAGCGTTAATTTCTGAAAATTTGAACAAACAGTTGAAATTTAGAGCAATGCCTATACCAATTACAGTAGTTTAACATGTCTATTATAAAATCAATTCCAAAAGAAAAAATAATTAACGGAACAAGAGTCCGTACTTCTGAATATAGTGTTGTATCAGAAACTGATTATAAAACCAATGGTGAATACGCCATCATCATTACAGGTGTTTCTAATTGTAAATTAAAGTTAGATTCAACAACAACTGATAGGGTAAAAATAAAAGCAATGACTAACGTTTTAATTTTACCCGATATCAATTCTATTGATGAGGAATGGGATGAGATTACTTTAGAAAAAGGTGCTTGTGTTGAATTTGTCTTTATCAACAAAAATTGGTATATCCTATCTTCAGACGGTTTGAAGATTTGGTAAACCTGTAATTTGATTTTCCCAACCTTCTTCCGCATTTTCATAAATGTAGAATGGTTCCAAACCACGTTTTCCCCAATATAACATTTCTTGTTCTGAAATTGTTAATACGTCTCCCAAATCATCTTGGTCACCTTCACCTAATGGATGTCCATTAATTAACTGACATTGCGCGGTTGTAAATATTCCTCTATCTTCAGGTTTATCAACAATCAAAGCTTCACGAACTTCATCTTTGAATACAACCAACAATGGGTCAATACGTTTGTTGAATGTCGCAATTGCTCTTGGAACATTGTACTCACCTGTCATATCAGGGTTCTCTTCCAAGTCAGAAGGATTTAACATATAACAATTGATTCTAATCATAGAATCCATTGCGTCTGTTGGTACTTTACCGTATTTTTCTTGGTAATACTGTACGTCATCTTCTCTCCAACCACTCTTTAACTTATTAACCTTCTGAACATCACCATGTGATGCTTTGGTTCCATTATTCACATAAAGAATCACATCACCAAGATTGACGGCCAATTTGTGGTGAATAGCAAGTTCCATATGTGCTTGACGAGACATCAATGAACCCGCCTTTGTTTTTTGAGTACAACGGAACTGATAGTCTTTCAAACTTTGTTTAACTTTGGCTCTTTGAGCAATTTTAGCCAATGGTACTTTTTGGTCGTAAATCTTTTGGAGATATTCGTAGTAATACTCAATAAATTCTTTACCTTGACCATTCAATAACATCTTGATTCCTTTATCCAAAAACTCCTCAATATAACCAGGTAGTTTCTTTGACTTGATTGTATTACCAACCAACTTGATTTTACCCTTATCCGTCATCAAAGCGTAGTTCTTACGAGCCAAGTTAATACATGATGGCCAAACCCCGTCATTATCCAAAGCCATTTCACCTCTCATGAATATATCATTATATTCGGCAATATCAGCCGCGGCACCTACATACTCTTTACCCTCCTTAACCTTCCAGTTCAATCCACGACCAATGTATTTACGTTCGTGAACATCAGATGGAGATGAGAAGTTCACACCGTCCGTATCCATTACCAATGGTTCATATCCACGTTTCATAAAGAAACCAATCATCTGACGTAGGTATTGTCTACCCGTACAAGTAATCTGTTCCCCCATGTACATATCACCCCAATGGAATACCTGTGGTGCTGATAATGCTCCGAACATCGAGTTAATGAAAATCTTAATTGGTAACTGTTTACGGTCATAAGATTTTGACTTCTTAGGGTCACTCTTTTCAAACTCTTCAGCCAATTGTTTGTACATGATACGAGAACTTCTAAAGAATCCTAACAATCCTTTCATCGCTCCCATAACATCACACTCAGGGAATACATTATGAACCAACTGAATAGATGGATAAAGTGAACTAAAGTCCAATTTCAATACATTTGTTGAATAACCAACTTTAATCAAACGAGAAAGACCACCAACGAAATCTGTCTTACCTTGTTTCTCGGGGATAGCCAAGTTGTACTTGTAAGACCAAGCCAACATAATCATCTTCCACAAAGTTGCCGTACCCATCGTACTTACACGCTCATAAGTTGTAGGAACCAACG